TGAGGGTGGCTACCATCCAGAGCCTACTGACAGCACAGCAGCAGGAATATCTTTCCAACCTGGGACTTACTACCAGCTCTAAGAACTATGAGGCAGCAGCCATGCAAGTGCTCACAGTTGATCAGAAGCTGTCACTACAGAAACTGGATCTGTCATCAAAGAGTGCTGTTTACAGAGCAGCACTTGACCAGGAGGTGGCAGCTAAGCGCACAGCCACAGCAGCTACCAGGGAAAAGGCAGCAGCTGAGCTGGCAGCTATGCGTACAGAGGTGAGTGCAGCAGCTAAGCGAATGGAACAGGCTAAGCAGACAGCAGTAGCCGCCATGCAAAAGGCTGATGCAGCACGCTATGAGCTATATTGGGTTAGGCAGTCTGGTGATGCCTCTGCCATAGCCACAGCACAGAAGAAACTGGAGGGTGCTCAGGATAATGCGGCAATAGCCAGAAAGAACGCCCTGGCAGCTTCTACAGACTTCTACACCAAGAAAAAGATACTGGAGATAACAGCCACAAAGGGAGCCACAGCAGCATCCGTAACAGACACAACGGCAAAGAACGCTCAGACTGTTGCAACCAACGTTCTTTCAGTGGCTACAGCAAGGCTGAGGATGGCTTTGACTACACTCTGGGCAACCATGAAAGCCAACCCTATAGGATGGCTTGTAACACTTGCTGGATTGCTCTATTCTGCTTTCTTGATGTTCAGGAAAGAAGAGGTTGAGGTGACAGAGCAAACCGTGAGCCTGGATAACGCCCTCAAAAAGGCTTCTGATGACTTCAATACACAGGCCGCTAAGGTTGATGCCTTGCGTAAGGTGATGGAAGATAGTAACGCCTCCTATGAGCAAAAGAAAAAGGCTTATAAGGATCTCAAAGAGATCATACCTGAGTATAATGCTGAGCTGTCAAAGGAGGGTAAGATCATCCGTGACAACAAAAAGGCCATTGATGACTACCTGGTTTCCCTTGAAAAGCAGATCAAGCTGAAAGCAGCACAGGAGGAACTGGAGGCAGCTTACAAGAAAAAGAGGCAGCTTGAAAAGACCAAGAAAGCAAGCCTGAAAGACCTGGCAGGGGCTGAGGCTGATGAGAATGACCTTGCTATGTCAACAGGTGGTGTATATGGAAACACCAGGGCAAACAAGATCCGTGAAGAGTTGAAGAAAACAGATGATGAGCTTACAGAGTTGAACGGTACGATCAATGAGCTTACCACTGAGATCAACAATTCTACAGTAGCTACAGACACATCCACTAAGAAGATCAAGACCTATGCAGAACAGGTTGCTGAGGCTGAGGCAAAGGTTAAGAAGATCAATAAGGAGATAGCTGACATGAGGGCTGGTAAGGTAGTGGATGAGAACCTTGCTAAGGCCATAGCAGACAAACAGAAAGAACTGTTACAGGCCAACAGTGATCTTGCAGCCCTCACAGGTAAGAAAACAAAAGGTGATAAGAATGTAGATGACAGCGTAAATTCACTTAGTGAAAAGCAGCTGGAGGCACAGCGTAAGCTGGAAGAGGCACGTATAGCTGTCATGGAAGAGGGCTATGCAAAGCGTAAGGCCACCCTGGATCTACAGCACCAGATGGAGCTTGACCGTATCAACAAAGAGGAAAAGGAGCTGGAGAAAGCACGCAAGAAAGCTGGAAAGGGAGGGCTTTCTGATTCTGAGAAGCAATCATTTGAGGAAAGGCGCAAGCTTGCTAACAGATCCTATGACACTGAGAGTATCAAGCTCTTTGACGGTGAGATCGCCTATAAGAAGCAGCAGTATGAGGCTTACTTCAACTGGGTAAGGAATGTGGGTCAGGATGTAGCAGACACCCATTTCAAGAGCTTGCTTTCTGAGGGATCCAGCTTTATAGGATGGATAAACAGCCAGATCTCACAGCTGGAGGCAAAGAAACAGGCACAGCCCAAAGACTTTACGGCTGGTGATGCAAACGCCCTCAATGCCTTGAAGATGCAGATGGATGAGCTGACAGGAAACAAGTCTGGTATGGATAAGTTCAAGGAATCACTCGCCCAGAGTATCAAACAGGCTCAGACGCTTGCACAGAAGCTACAGGCAGTGGCAGATCTGAGGGATCGCCTGGCAAATGGAGAGTTCCATCTTACCACTGATGAGAATGCCTCTGCTAACCTGGCACTCAATAACCAGGAAACTGATCTACAGAACCAGCTTAGCCAGGAGGTGTTTGAAAACTATAAGACCTATGAGGAAAAGAAACTGGAGATCACAAAGCAGTACCAGGCACTCAGGACTGAGGCAGAAAAGCTGGGTATGAGTGACCGTGTGGCTCTGATCACCCAGGGAGAGAATGAGGCACTTTCAGCCCTCAACGCTCAGATGCTTATGCAGACTGAGAGCTGGAAAAACCTGTTTGAAGATCTCGACAGCCTCACTGTTGAACAGATAGATAAGCTGATCAAGGAAATCCAGACAAAGATGAGTACGGCTGATCTTAAACTGAATCCATCAGACATGAAAGCAGTGCTTGACAAACTGGATGAGGCTAAGAAAAAGGTGCTTGACACCAATCCGTTCAAGGCTCTTGGTACAGCTCTATCCAACGTATTCAAGAAAGAACAGGAAGGATCTAAGAAAACGGCTAAGCAGATCAAGACAGACTGGAGCAATCTGAGTGAAGCTACAAAGGCTTGCTTTGACTTCGTGGATGATGCTATTGATAGTTGCTCTGTACTGTCTGATATACTTGGTGATACTGGTAAGTCAGTGATCAGCACCCTTTCTGGTATAGCAACGGCTGGTGTGGCTATGGCTGAGGCTATTCAGACAGCAGAGAAAGGATCCGCTATTCTTGCAGCCATCAGTATTGCACTCCAGGCCATCAACTTCATAGCAGGGCTGTTTAACAATGATGATGAGCTTGAAGAGCACATCCAGGCCATACAGCGTGAGGTTGATAAGCTGGAGGGATCGCTGAAACGCCTACAGAATGCCTATGAGCACACCTACTGGGTATTCAGTGACCAGGAGGAAGAGGCTTATAAAAAGCGTGTACAGGCTATCCAGGATCAGATCAAGGTTTTGGAGGATGAGGCAGCTCTTGCAATGAAAGCTTTTAATATGCGTAAGTACTCTGAGCTTACGAAGCAGATTAAGGATCTCCGCTATGAGCTGGAGAAAGCACAGCGTACTGGTGATATGTTCAGCCTCCAGCAGTTACAGATCGAGAACCTGAGGAAACAGCAGGTAATGATCCGTGAGCAGATCGAGAGCGAAAAGGATAAGAAAGATACCGACTGGGATAAGATCACCCAGTGGGAAGAGAAGATCAAGGATATAGACACTGAGATTGATGACATGGGTAGAACCATGATCGAAACCCTTGCTGGCACTGATGTAAAGTCTGCCATTGATGAGTTTGCCGATGCCTTGGTAGAGGCTTATGATCAGGGAGGGGATGCAGCAGAAGCCCTTGGTAAGAAAACAAAGGACGTGCTGAGGAATGCCGTTATCGAAGCTCTTAAAAGGCAGTTCCTGGCTAAGGGTATCAATGATGCCGTTGAATACCTGGGTGATGCTATGAGTGATAGTCAGCTGAGTGACGCAGAAAAGGCAAAATTTGAGGCAATGGTAAGCCAGGCTGGTAATCTCTTCAATGATGCCTTGAACGGCCTGGGTGACTGGATCCGCAATACTGAGGAAAAGGCTGGTGATGCCCTTACAGGAGCCGTACAGGGTATGAGTGAGGAAACTGGTGGTATAGTGGCAGGTCGTTTGAATGCCGTGGTTATCAATCAGAGTGATCTGCTGGTGATGATGAGGCAGCACCTGTTGTACCAGGCAGCTATCAGCACCAACACTGAGAATACGGTAACAGAGCTACGTGAGATCAAGAAAACGGTGAATAGCCTGGCTAACCAGGGCAATCCGCTTTTGTCACAGGGAATATCATAAAACAGTATAGCGTATGGAACTTAACAGACAGCTGATAATGGATGGCAGGGCAAAGGGACTGTGCTCACAGTACCAGGGCTTGCTTGACAGGAGTGACACCATAGAGAAGATGGTGAGGCTCTTCATCCGTGGGATAGATTTCTGTATCAAGAATGACTATCCGACACTGGAGTTTATGAGAGAGAATTTCAAGGGTAAAAGTGAGCCTTTCGGGGCTTATGTAGATGATGAGATCAAGGGGCTGAGGAATGTGCCTGACGTGGTGCTTAACGGTGACTGCAGGGCTTTCCTGGAATACGATGAGTACAGTGTTTCCAGGATCTATGCCAGGCATGGAACTGAGGCAGCGGTGAACGTCTCAGATCATGCGATCCTTACTATAGACGCTTTTGATCATTCACACCTGGTAGTGGCCGTGGCTGGTGGTAACGCCCAGGTGATGGTGAACAGATACGGTGATGCCCAGGTAGAATGTATCGGCTCTGGGATAAAAGTTAAATCAATAAACAAAAAAACATATTAGTTATGAAAGAAGATGGTTTGATTTTATATCTTCCGTTTGATGATCCAGACGGTGGTGGTGTTGCTTACGACTATTCAAGCAGCCGAAAAGATGCAACACTTTCGGGTGATGCCTGTTTCTCCAGGGACGCTGTAAAAGGAAAGTCTTTCGAGGCCAATTCTGGCAGCGCACAGACAGCCAGGGCTATTCCTTTCAGCAGTGACTTTACGCTGATCATGTATATTAAGCCTGTAGGTAACAAACTGGGATGGCTGTTGAACTTTTCAGGCATAGACAACTATCAGGATCACTGGATTGATGTTGAGCCAGACAAATGGATGTCTCTGGTATTCCAGAAGAAAGACAGTACCCTGACTGTCTATAAGGATCTGATCCAGGTGTATTCACTATTCATGTCTGCTGTGCCTGTTGGCCTTTCGATCAACGATCAGCAGCTGATGGCTGGTACAAAGGCACTCATTGATGAGGTTGAGCTTTACAATTCAGCAATTCCAATAGAGGATATTGCAGACATTGTGAATAACACTACAGATGTTGAGTACTATATCAATGGTATCAACTTCAAAGAGTTCGGTGTGTATGTCAGCAAGGCTAATGGCCTGGTTGGTCAGCTGGAGCGTAAGGAGGGTGCAACC